AAGAAGAATTAGAAGTGGTGAAATTGTTGACACCACCCTTGTTAGTACGGCAAGTACTCTAAGAACACCTGGTACTTATGTTGTAAGAAATGTTGGTCTATCCACAGGATATACCACAACTGATCCAGATGGAACTGGAGCAATCTTCACGGTTACAGTTGCTGACAATGGTGCAGGTCTGGGTTCAACCGTTACTGTTGCAGTTACAAACGGTGGTAATGGTTTTGACGAAAATGAAACTGTCACAATTCTACCAACTGTTGTTGGTTTAGGTACAACATCAACTATTGGTCTTGGTGTTACATTTACAATCTCAGACATTTACACCACTAATGGAATTTCTACAGTTGGTGAAGCTTCACTGAAGATTAAAAACTTTGATGATTATAACCTAAATTATGCGGATGATATTGCTGGATATATGTTTGCCGCTAAGAACCCAGGTTCTTGGTCAAATAATCTAAAGGTTTGTGTTATTGATGACAAAGCAGACCAAATCATTAGCATTAACTCAGAGGCATTTAATACTCTTGTTGCAAGAGATGACAACGGAGTTGGTCTTGGAGTTACTGTTTCCCTGGAAAATGTAACTTATACTTTACCAACAGGAGTTAATACTTCATTCACTGGTTACATCAAAGGTATCGTAACAGGTGTAAGAGATGATTCTGTTGACGTAAAGATTGTTTCCAGAGTTGCAATTTCAACAACTGCAGACGAATACATTACATATAAGGCAAAGAACAGAGCATTCTCGATTAGACCTTCTTCTGCTTCAGGTGGAGACACAACTGTCAATTTCATAGACGATTCGGTCGGACTAGTTACCTCATATACACTTCCAGTTGGAGGAAGCCTTGTTAAAGATTGGTATGACGAGCAAAAACTAGATCTAGTAAATGCTGACATTTTCTGGAGATCGATTGCACCCAAACCAATTACAAATAGATATGTCCTAGACAGAAATGGTAGAAATGACTGCATTCACGTTGCAGTTGTTGATGATACTGGAGATGTTACCGGAATTCAAGGTAATCTCTTAGAGAAATTCCTCAATCTTTCTAAGGCAACGGATGCAATTTCTGCAGTAAATCCAGGAACAAGAATTTGGTATAAAGAGTATCTTGCACAGTTCTCACAATACATTTATGCAGGAGATAACCCTTCTGACAATGAAAATAATGAAGAGGTGTATCAGACAGGATTCTCAGAGTTATTCACTACAAACACTGTAGCGGAAGGACTTTGGAATGAAGTGTCGCAGGATAAAACTTTCAGTGCAATCGGTAATGCCCAGTATATCTTACAGGGTGGTAAAGATTATGGAGATCCAGACGCAGAACCAGGTGAAACTGGAACAATGACTGCAGAACTCGGAGATCTTATTACCTCCTATGACTTATTTGCAAACAGAGATGAAATCGAAGTTGATTACTTACTGATGGGCCCTGGACTTGCAGATAAGTTTGAATCTCAAGCAAAGGCAGCACATCTTATTTCTATTGCAGAAAGCAGAAAGGATTGCATCGCAACACTTTCTCCACATAGAGGAGATGTTGTATCGGAACCAGAATTTGGAACTGGACTTAGACAGTATCTAACCGCAGACCAAATTACCGACAATATCATCGCTTTCTACTCGTTCCTCCCTTCATCTTCTTATGCAGTATTTGATACTGGATATAAGTACACCTTTGATAGATTTAACAATAAGTTCCGCTACATTCCAACTAATGGAGACGTTGCTGGACTATGTGTAAGAACTAGCATCCAGGCATATCCTTGGTTCTCTCCTGCTGGACAACAAAGAGGAATCTTAAATAATGCAATTAAACTTGCATACAGTCCAAATAAGGCACAAAGAGATCAACTTTATCCACAAAGAATTAATGCAATTGTTGCTCAACCAGGAATTGGTATTCTTCTCTTTGGCGATAAGACTGCTCTAGGTTATGCATCGGCATTTGATAGAATTAACGTTCGTCGTCTATTCTTAACTGTCGAGCAAGCACTTAGAAAACCAGCGGAAGCTCAACTCTTCGAACTGAACGATGAGATTACAAGAGCGAACTTCAGAAACATTGTTGAACCATACCTCCGTGATGTTCAGGCAAAACGTGGTCTGTATGGATTCCTGGTTGTTTGTGATGCTTCAAATAACACACCTGATGTTATTGATAATAATGAGTTTAGAGCTGACATCTTCCTGAAGCCTGCCAAGTCTATCAACTACGTAACTCTAACATTTGTTGCAACCAGAACTGGTGTTTCATTTGAAGAAGTTGTTGGAACTGTTTGATTTAATTAAAACCAAAAAAGGAGGAACTAACAATGGCAGAATCAACTATCCAAAAATTTAAATCAACACTGATTGGCGGCGGGGCCCGCCCCAATCTATTTGAAGTTCGCATCCCCGGTGCTATTCCTGGAGGTGGAACTCTAGGAGAAACCTTTGAAATTTTATGTAAGGCTTCACAACTTCCAGCATCAAACATCGGAATGATTGATGTTCCCTTTAGAGGAAGAAACTTCAAAGTTGCTGGTGACAGAACATTTGATGAGTGGTCAGTAACCGTCATCAACGACGAAAACTTCAGCATCAGAAGAGTCTTTGAAGATTGGATGAACTACATTGGTCAATATGGTGACGCTAGTGGTGCTACAGAACCTAATAGTTACATGGTTGATGCTTATGTTAAGCAATTAACCAGACTTCCTGCTAACATCAGAACCACTGGTGCTGATGCAGGAACTGGTCAGGGACTCTCTTCAAACAATGCTGCTGTTTCCCAGGAAACAATTTATAAGTTCCATGATATTTTCCCAACATCAATTAGTGCAATTGATTTGAGTTACGATTCTTCAAACGTACTTGAAGAGTTTACTGTCTCTTTCCAAGTTCAATACTGGACACCTGCTCAAAGAGGCGAGTTGGGAGAATAATAAATACTATTATTCAACAGATAAGTTTAAAAATAAATTATGGCAAAACTATTTGGTTTTTCAATTGATGATAATGAAGAATTATCAAAAACTTCGGTTTCCCCCGTTCCTCCCAATAAGGAGGACGGGGTTGACCATTATTTGACTAGCGGATTTTTTGGTTCATATGTAGATATTGAAGGTGTCTATAGAACAGAATTTGATCTTATTAAAAGATATCGTGAGATGGCTCTTCACCCAGAGTGTGATAGTGCAATTGAAGATATTGTAAACGAAGCAATCGTATCTGATACCAACGATAGTCCAGTTCAAATTGATTTGGATAATCTTAATGCTAGCGATGGTATTAAAAATAAAATAAGAGAAGAATTTAAATATATCTTAGAATTATTAGATTTTGATAAAAAAGCACATGAAATTTATAGAAATTGGTATATTGACGGAAGACTTTTTTACCACAAAGTAATCGATCTCAAGAGACCTGAAGAGGGAATCCAGGAACTGAGATACATTGATGCGATGAAAATTCGTTACATAAGACAAGCAGTTAAGAAAGAATCCGATAAGTATAAAGTTACAAATAGAATGGTCGATAATCCAATGGATTATCAATTCCCAGAAATTGATGAATATTTTGTATATGAACCAAAAATGTCTTATCCAACAGGAACTCCTACACCTGGGGGTTTGGGTGGATCAAATGCTGGAATCAGAATGACTAAAGATTCCATTACATATTGTACTTCTGGTTTAGTTGATAGAAATAAAGGTTCAACACTTTCTTATCTGCATAAGGCAATCAAGTCACTCAATCAACTTCGCATGATTGAGGACTCTCTTGTTATCTACAGATTGTCTCGTGCCCCAGAACGTAGAATTTTCTACATTGATGTTGGCAATCTTCCCAAAGTGAAAGCTGAACAATATCTCAGAGATGTAATGATGAGATATCGCAATAAACTTGTTTATGATGCATCAACCGGAGAAATCCGTGATGATAAAAAGTTTATGGCAATGCTTGAAGATTTTTGGCTTCCACGTAGAGAAGGTGGAAGAGGTACTGAAATTTCAACTCTTCCAGGTGGCCAAAACCTTGGAGAAATTACTGATATCAATTACTTCCAGAAAAAACTTTATCGTTCTCTAAACGTTCCCCCATCAAGAATGGATGGCGAAGGTGGATTCAATCTTGGTCGCTCTTCAGAAATTCTCAGAGACGAAGTTAAGTTTAGCAAGTTTGTTTCTAGGTTGAGAAAAAGATTCTCACATATGTTCAGTGATATGTTGAGAACACAATTGATTCTTAAGAACATTATTACTCCAGAAGATTGGAGTAAAATGGATGAACATATCCAATATGATTTCTTATATGACAATCACTTTGCCGAATTAAAGGATGCAGAACTATTGAATGAAAGATTAAATATGGTTCAAGTTGCTGAACCATACATTGGAAAATACTTCTCACAAGACTACGTAAGACGTAAGATTCTTCGCCAAACTGATGTCGAAATCCTTGAGCAAGATAAATTGATTGAAAAAGAAATTAAAGACGGTATTATTCCCGATCCCAATGCACCAGTGGATCCACAAACTGGAATGCCTCTTGGACCAGAAACTGCTGGAATGGATTTGGGACAACCAGTGATGGAACCAGATTTAGCTTCCGACGAAGCAGCAACTCAATTTGATACAAAGGCAATTCAAATGCCCAAGGGCGGTGAGATATAAATAAAGACAGTTATTAATTTGGATTATAAAAATGGACGATTTGCTAGATATGATTGTTTCGGACGAGTCACCATCACAAATCAGCGATAAAATCAAAGAACTTTTATTCGCAAAATCTTCTGAGAAGATCGATGAGTTTCGTCCTGCTGTAGCAAATTCAATGTTTGGAAATACCGAAGAAGAATGAAATCATATAAGCAATTCATCTCAGAATCAGTAAATATTTCTGGAGACTTCAACGGAAATCTTTACATAAATTCAAACCAACCAGAACAACAGCAAGTTGGTGAAGAATATTCTGCAGATGTTTTGTGGAAAGGAAGTCTTTATAGACTGGAATTAGTTTCTCAAAATGGTATTCCATCCAAACAAGAACTTGGTGAGCAACTTCAATCCGAATATCCTGGAGCAGTTGTTCACCAAATTTATCCAGTAATAGAAAATAATTTAAATATTAAAAACGCAAAAAGATATCAACCAGAAAGATTAACTTGGACTGATTAATAATGGCTCAGTGGAATATAACAACTCAAGATTATTTAAATCAAGAAAGAAGTTTATTTGAAATTTTTGGTGCAGCAACCAGAGATGGAAAAATTGTTGATAATATTAATAGATTTCCAGTAAGTGTAAATCCAGATGCTTTTGGAAGAACAAGAGTATCAAATCCTCTTACATTATTTGATTCATCTCACAGATATAGAGACAATAATCTTTGGGAGAGTTTGATTGTAGGAACTGGTTCTACAGTTGGATTTGCAACTACTCAAGGTTTAATTAATATAGGTATTGGAACTACAAGTGGTGATTCGGTTATTAGGGAAACTACCAAAACATTCTCATATCAACCAG